TTAGCCAAATCTTTAAATATTTGTCCCATACTAACTAAAAAATTCTCTCCACTTACAACAGCATTAGCAAAGCTACCAGCAAAATCATTAGCCATAGCATACCCAAACTCTTTAGTAGCATCTCTTAAAGCAAGAGTTTTCTCTTTTAAAGCTACTAAACTACTTCCGTAAGTTGTATCTATAACCTCTGCCTCCTCTTGCATCTCATCAACATCCATTTCAATTAAATTAACAGATCCTGATGCAGTAGAGTTTTCTCCTGTTTGTGCTGCGCTTAATTGTCCGCCAACACCTAAACCACTACCTAAGCCAAATAGAGATTCTTTAGTTTTTGTTGCTGCATTACTTATAGCTCTAGTGAAAGAGCCAAATTCATTTTTATAATCTTTAGTCTCAACCTTTAACTGCTCTAAGCCCTCAGCCATATTTTCAAAAGGATTGCCTATTGGCTCTTTTCCAAAGTAATCAAGTACTTTATTAAATCCTTTTATAATTAAGCTATATGGATTAAATTCTATAAACCATTGGAGCATCTGAACTAGAGCATTTTTCCACCAACCAACATCTGAAAACCTTTCTTTAAAGGCTTGCATATTATCAACAACATATATAACAGCAGCAGTTAAGGCAGCTAAACCAGCTACAACAGCGCCTAATGGACTCATAAAAAACCCTACAACAGAGACTAAAGTACCAAATAAAGTAACCATAGGGCCTATAGCTGCTAATACTCCTCCTAATGTAACTATAGCTATTTTTAAACCTCCATCTAAATTTTCCCAAGCTGCTAAAGTTTTATCAAGGAATTTAACTAAACCATTCAATAAAGGCATTAGCATTTCGCCTATTTTTTCCATTATATCGCCAAACCTGTTAGCAAGTTGTTTAAGACCTCCAGCACCAGCTTTAGCTGCCGATCTTGCTTGGCCCTCAAATTGTTTAGATAAGCCCTTAACAGCTGTTTCTAATCTTTCTTGACTGCCTACAGCTCCTGTTATTTCTACCCCATACCTTGTAAGGGCGTTTGTACTACTACCAACAGACTTAGCTACTAAATCAGCTGCCGCCCTAAGATCCATTCCTTTAGTGGTAGCCATGTCTTGAATGAGAGGAGTTAATCTTTTAACAGCTTCTTCCTCTAAGCCCATACTTGTAAGCATGGCCTGAGCTGCCATTGTTTCCTCATCTCCAAATAAAGTAACTTTTTGTAATTCTTGTGCCTCTTTTTTTAATCTTCTAAAGGCTTTCATGTTACCATTTAGAGACCGAGACAATTTAGCTTCGGCTTGTGCTTGTGTATCAAATGCTTTTACTGAGGCCGCTGCGAATGCAGTTAAAGGTGCTGTAAGGCTCATGGTTAAAGCCTTGCCTGTTTTCTTTAATGAGGCTGCTGTTTTTTTAAAGCCCTTTTGTGCTAATTTCATTTTAGACTGAAAGTCTTGTATATTAGCTCCTAGCTTTATATTTACATTTTTACTCATCTTTATTTAATGCTTTGCTTCTCTGTTGTAAATATGCTAATCTTTCTTTAGTCATTTTAGGCTCAGTATTATTTTTTTTGTCCCATTCAAAAGGCCAAAGCTTCTCAGGCCTCATGCCTTTCCCTTTCTTTGTGTGCGGTGTTATTAAAGTTGTAGCAAGTAGCCTAAACTTTTCCCACAAACTCCTATCTCTCTGCTTTTCTAATTTTTCAAAACCTGTTAATTTGTTTTCAAATTCTTTAGGCGTAAAATCATCTAATTCATCAGGAGTTAAATTAAGCCAACCAAAAGCAACAGCCTCTAAATCATCATAAGTGTTAGAGGCTTGCCTTTGTTCTATTTTGCCTTTTTTTTTCCTTTACTTTTTGTAGGCTTTGCTAGGCTGTCCTGAAATACTTTAAGAACTTTGTTCATCGCCTCCTCATCTTCATCTAATAAATCAGCTACATCATCAATAGTTAAAACAAACTCTTGTTTCATTACTCTAGCGCCATCTTTTAAGCCAGCCCATACTAGAGCTAAAGCTTGCGTCATAGTCATGTTATCGCCTAAACTTCCTAAATCGCCTAAAGTTGTACCTGTAACATCGCTAAAAGCTCTAAGAGCTGCAAAGCCATATTTTACAGGGTAATCTTGACCAGCTATAAAAATAGGTGTTGCTTTCATTATACGTCAATTTGTGTTAAACTTCTTGCACCAGCTAAAAAAATTTGATATTCTGCTCCTACTTCTGTTTGTCCTTTTAAATTTAAAGAAATAACTCTTACTTGACCTAAATAATACACATTATTGTGAGCAGCATTAGCATTTTTAATTTCAAATTTTACTGAATATAAATTATTATTTTCTAACTCAGTAAAAAAATCAATATAACTCCCGAATAAAGGGTTTTGTTCATTTTGATATAAAGCATCACATTTGATTGACCAATTACGACAGCCTAAAATAATCTTTTTCCACCCCTCACTATCTTTATTAGTTTGATCTATTATTTCTGAATTAATTTCTAGCTCAAAATTAGTAGCATAGGCTACATCTCTCCAACCTAAAAAAGGCTTGTTTATGCGTAAAACTAACTCTGATCCGTTTAAGAGACCTGTTGCCATTTATTAAGCATCAGTTTCTGTTAGTTGCCCTGTCCCTGTTAATGTTACTGAAAATGTAGATTGATCCTCAGTACCACCATTAACTGATAAAGATGTAACAAAAGCCTCTCCAGCATAATACTTATTACCTGTGCTAGCACCTGTAACTGTTAATTCAACATGAACATGAGTTCTTTCATTTGTTCCTCCTAAATGATCCCAAAAATCAATAAAAGCATATTTGCCGCTCTCTACTTCATTTTGATATAAAGCATCAGAGGACACACTCCAAGAACGCAAACCGCCCTGTATTTGTTTCCAGCCTCCGCTGTTTTTATTTGTTATATCTATTTCATCCATAGACACTTCTAATGAGCAAGATGTTGAAAAAGCAACAACAACCTCATTACTATTACTATCGCCTACTTTTAAAAGTAAGTCTGTTCCATTTACTAAACCTGTAGCCATTTTTATTTATTTATTTTTGTTTGCAATTTACAATTTTTTTTCGTTTATAGCAATACACGAGCCTGAAAGCTAAGCCTTTTGCTATAATATTTTCTAGCTAAATTATAATCTTCACTAGCGCTTTCTAAGGTAATACCATTTATAAGAATGCCACCAATATTATCAGGATGCCTACCATTTGCTGCTTTTTGTAAAGCCTGTGCTGCATTATCTGCTAAAAAAACACTATCTCTATAATTTTTATGAATACACTCTAAAGTAAAATCCACTATATATAAAGGAGCAGTTTCTGCTCTCAATGTTCTTTTAACATTTACAGGATTAACTGCATCTAATTCATATAATACAGCAGCATTAGCATTAGCTTTTTCTTTTAAAGGAGCTGGCTGAATTTGACTAGATGTCATGCCGCTCACAGCTAATAATTGTGAATTATTTTTTAATATGTCAAATATAGCCACTCCTATTTTTAAGCCCTCTGTTGCACTCATAACTTTAGCTTTCTAAGTTTCTTATCTAATAATAATAAAATTTCTTTTCTTAGTTTAGATTGTGTTTGTGTTTTATTTTTATTATAAGCCTTTTCTATATTTTTTTGAGCTTCATATTCAACATCATAAACTTGATCTCCTACCTCTACTAGATGAGCATGATAACCCTTAAAACTACCATAATAACGAGGCCCAATTAATATAAAAGGAACACCTTTTTTACTTCTTATTCCTTTTATAATTCCTATAGATTTTGATAAGTTTTTAGTAACATCATTTATATTACCTCGAATATCATTTATAAAAGGCTTAGCTAGTTTTTTAAGACCTTGCTTTATTACGCTATCTTTTAAAGCGTTTTGGCCTAAGTCTTTTAAAACTCTATCTAGCTCTTTATCTCCTGTTATTGATGTTGTAGGTGTTATCATTAATCTGTATATGAACGAGCTTTTATAACAACATATTGTTCATTTGCATGACCTTTAAACATAATTTCAGACACATCAAATGTTATTGAATTATAAACTATTTTATCAATTCTATCTATAGATTGAGTAATGCTATCTTTTCTAAAAGTAAACTCTGCGTTTTTTTGTAAAGTTAATGTTTCTCCCTCTATTTTTTCTGATCCAGCTAACCATTTTACTTTACCATATCTAGTGTAATCTGTAGAAGAATCTTCTACAAAACTCCCATAATCTGTTTGCTGTGTTTCGCCTTTTATTGTTATTTTTATTTTATGTCTAAATTCGCCAGCATTCATTACCAAATATAATTTTTATATTGTGTTATTATATGCTTATAACCTAAAGGCATTTCATCCACTTTTAAATAGCTTACAGGGCTTCTATTGTCATAAAAATGTTGGATAAGCATATACATCGCTATTTTTAATGTTCTAACTACATCCGCATTTTGTGGCTCTACATCATATTGTATTGATAAAGCATTAGCTCTGTCATACATTGTAAATGTGTTGTAAAATTGTACCACAGGAAGCCCATGATTATAGCTAATTTTATAATCAGTTTGATCCGTTAGCGATTGGCTAACATTATTTGCATCTGCATATTTAATAATTGGATTATTAATTTTACCAGCATAAGACAAACATAAAACATCATTTTCAGGCCAATCTCTATAATACTCTGTTATAGTAGTATCTACTACAACCTGATTAGTATCTTTTAGCACTTGCATACGAGCTATCTTTATAAGCTCTGTGATATAAGAATCATCATCATTAGTTGCTACTCTCAAATAATCTTTTGCCTCTTGTAGGCTAATTAATTCAGTCCCTGTATATAAATCTACTTTCGCCTGTTGTGCCATAGTTTTTTTTTATAAAAAAAGGGAGTAGGAATTAACCCACTCCCTTATAAATCAATCAAATTACTAATTAAGAATCAGTATCTACAAAGAATGAGAACGCTTTATCAGGTCTCGCCACCAATCCATCTAATAGATTAGTAATAACCAAGCGCCCTATACCTCTTGATGCAGTTGTATATGGATCGTATAAAATACTCATACCTCCAAACTGACCTAAGTGTATATCACTCATATCTCCAAATAAAACATAATCTCCAGCGCCAGCTGATCCATTTGCTGCTTTACCTAAGTTAGAAGATACTTTGAATGGATAAGTGTTTATAGTCTTTTGGAAATTGTCCATGTAACCATCAACATAATTATTAGATGCTAAGCCTTTAGCAGCACCTAAACCACTTGCATTAAATATGTACGCCATTCTAGCAGCAGACGGATTAACATCATTTGCTAAAACATTAGCCTCACAGTTTAGCACATCTTCAATAGCCATAGCTGTAGCGCCTGTTGTTCCTGTAGCAGCATCTAAAACAGCTTTAAATATTGAATCAGGCCCTTGTGCGCCTGTTGTAGATGTTTGGTCTGCTGCTGCAAGTAAGTTAGCCTCAAATTGAGCCATAACTGCTGTAGCTAAATTACGCTGTAGAGCTGCCTCTACTGCTGGGTTTTGCTCCATCAATTCAGCGCTCATAGATGCTAAAGAAATAATTTTCTTTGGAGAAAGGTCTTTCTTAGTTATTGCACCACTTTCAGCTGCTTCCGTTGTTCCTGATGTGTAGCCACTTTCAGAAACAAATGATGCAGTACATGAGCCAACAATAGGAAATCTGCGATCTGCTTGTAAGCCTGTGTAAAAGTTAGCTCCAGCTGATGCTAAAACAGAATTTGCTTGTAACTCATCAATAAAAGATGCTACTTCAATCCCTTTAGCATTTGCAGCTGTGTTTAAAGCTCTACTTTCTAAAACTGCTGATGGAATAGCAATACCTCTATACATAGCGTTTGGCGCTTCGTTTCTAGCTTCCTGATCCATCTCTTTTACAATACCCTCTACCACTCCTGTATAAGCTGCTTTTGCTGCTGCTCCAAAAGAGAATTTTCTAAGGTCTTTGTCAGTTTCTTTTACATCTTGCGTAGAAAATGATACAGGTGTATTGTTTTTAGCTAGCTCTAAAGAACGCTCTAAGCGATCAATTCGAGATGCTAAATCGTTTACATTTTTTTCAGTAGCATCAAAAGCCTTTTGCTCATCTTCTGTTAAATTACGATCTTCAGCCTCTGCTACATTAATAAGAGCTGTCATTTCATCTAATGAAACTTGGCGCTCCTCTCTTAGTTGCTTTAGTGTTTTGTTCACTTTTTTAATTTTAATAGTTTTAATTTACTCTTTCGAGTTTTTACATTGTCCTTTGTTACTTCTTTATGATGGTCTAAAGATCGGACTGCTGCGCTAGTTTGTGGATAAGCTGGCCTAGTAACTAAGCTAACATCTATTAGCCTTTTTACTTCCTTGACTTCTCTAACAAAACCTGTCGCATCTTCTTCCCATTTATCTTTATCTACATAAAAACCAAAGCTCATTTTGGAGATGTCCCCCCTCTCCATAAGCTCAATGGTATCTTTTGCAGCTTGTGTTTTTGGCATAGTTATTTCAGATACTAAACCTCTCTCATCTACTGAAAGCTTTAAAGTGCCTGAGCTTGTTCTACCAAATACTATATTATTATCATGATTTAATAAAGCCACTACATCATTATCTAAAACTTTATCAAATGCTCTATTATTAATCTTTTCCTTAAATCCTCCTAAATCCTCGCTTAGTTGGTCAAATACAGCAGCATAACCTCTAACAATAGTATCTCCTGTTTCTGTTTTTTCTGCTCTTAGCTCAGAGCATTCAAATTGTCTTATTTCTAAATCTTTACTCATCGCTTTGCTTTTCATTTGTTGCTAGCATATTCATAGGCACATAATACTTATCTCCATCTACGCTATCATTCATATTTTCCTTTCTTCTTATCTCGTTTGGACTAATTGCACCAATGGCAAACAGCTTAGCATAATACTCAGCTCTACTTTTGCTGTCTCCTCTTAATAATGCGTTAGTGTTAAATTCAAAATAAGTAACTCCTTTCTCATTTTCAAATATTAGCTTTTTATTAAATTCCTGTTCTATCTTTTTTAGCATAGGAGTTATACAAAAATTAAGATATTCAATAGATTGATGCTCGATGTTACTGAATGTGGCGCGATCGAGATCAGCCAATAAATGCGGTGGTACGCGAAAAATACGAGCTATCTCTAAAATACTAAATTTACGAGTAGCTAAAAACTGAGCCTCATCAGGTCTAAGCTGAATAGGCTTGTATGTCATACCCTCCTCCAAAACTGCTGTTTTAAATGATCCACCATAGCCACTATGATAAGTTCGATGCCATTGTTCACTTAAAGACTTCATGGCATCAGCGCCTAATTGTGCTGGATGTTGTAAAACACCTCCCACCTTTGCGCCACTCTCAAAAAATTCTTTACCATAAGTCTGAGCTGCTATACCAAGAGCAATATTATCTTTAGCTGCTGAAATTCTACTCTGCCCAACAATACCATCTAAGGCCATGTCAGGTATATGTATAATATCAGAAGCATCATAATTACCCTGTTCTTTTACTTCATAAATAATACTATTTTCCTTAACTACTATTTTAACATCATCAGGATGTATTAAATATAAAGCTACAGGCAATCCTCTCTGATTTCTTTGTATATGTGCATAAGCGTTACCATATAACAAAAGTGTATTTATTAAAGTTTCAAAAAATATGTACTTTGTTTGTATATGATTAGGCTCGCTATTACCTAAATTATATAAAGGGTTTTCATAATATTTTTCTCTGCCTTTATCAGTAACTTTATATAAACAAAATGGCAGTTGGCTTATTGTTTCGCTTATTACTCTAATAGCTGCATAAACTGCGCTAAATGTTAAGCTAGTCTGTGGATTAACAAGAACATTTTTTCCTTGTATATTTCCTAAAGCATAATCTATATAACTTCGCTCCTCAGGCTGTTCTTTTTTAGCTCTGAATATGTCAAAAAACCCCATTAAAAAATATTTTTTTTGCAATTTACGAATATTTTTACTATAAAGCAATAGCCTAAATAGTAAAAAAACCCTTGTTATCTCGCTTATATTTACTTACAATAGGAGCTTCAGAGTACATCTCCTCTCCTACTGCCATACATAAAGCCATAATTGTATCTATTTTATCAGAGCTTTTTGCCTTGTTTGGCTTAATATTTCCAGCTGGATCGCTTTCTAATTGTACATTTGCAAACTGCCATCTTATCACAGGATCGTTAAAATATATAAAATCGCCTGTCATTACTTTGCTCTCTATTTCTTTAGCTGCTGGGCTTAACGATTTGTAACCCATACCGAATGCACTCATTTTAACACCCTCCTCTATACATTCTATAACTAATTGGCTACTATTCCACCTATCAAAAGC